TGAAGCAATTAAGTCGACTATTACGGCTGAATTTAACAACGTATTAAATCTGATGAACTTTTCTCGTAAAGGCCATGACATATTTAAACAGTGGTATGTTGATGGGCGTTATCCATATCATGTTATTGTTGATTCTAAGAATCCTCAGAAAGGTATTAAAGAATTACGCTACATTGACCCAGTTAAGTTGCGTAAAGTTAAAGACGTAACAACTGAGAAAGATCCGCGTTCTGGTGCAAAGGTAATCAAAAGCACGCAGACGTATTACGTATATACTGATAGCTCAATTAGCAACCATGATACCGATGGTAATAAATCCGGTGTAAGAATTAATAAAGATGCAGTTATATATGCTACGTCGGGTCAATTAGATCCATCGCGTAGGTTTGTTGTATCCTATTTAGATAAAGCAGTTCGCTCAGTAAATCTTTTAAGGATGATGGAAGATGCAGTAGTTATTTACCGTATCTCTCGTGCACCTGAGCGACGAGTGTTTTATATTGATGTTGGTAACTTGCCAAAATCAAAAGCTGAAGCTTATGTGCAAAGCATTATGCAAAAGTATCGTAACAAAATGGTTTATGATACGAACACTGGTGAAGTTAAAGATGCAACCCGTCATCAATCTATGATGGAAGACTTCTTCCTCCCACGTCGAGAAGGTGGTCGAGGTACTGAAGTTGATACTCTTGCTGGTGGCACAAACCTTGGCGAGATTGATGATATAGAATATTTCCAAAAGAAACTATATCGCGCATTGAATGTTCCTTATTCAAGATTGCATCAAGCAAGTGAGACTGCATATACAATTGGTGGGTCTGGCGATATTAACCGAGATGAAATTGCGTTTAGTAAGTTCATTGATAAGGTAAGAATTCAATTTTCTAAGTTATTCCTTCACGCTATTAAGATCCAGTTGTTATCAAAGGGTGTTATTAATTCTTCAGATTGGGAAGCATGGAAAAACCAGATTATATTTGACTTCTTAGAAGATAATTATTATTCTGAGTTAAAGGAAACCGAAATTTGGCAAGGCCGTTTTGAGATGCTTACAACTCTTGATGAATATATTGGTACGCATGTATCTAATGAATGGGTACAGAAAAACGTATTGCGGTTTAGTGATGATGAGATTGCTAGAGAGAAAGCTCGGATTAAGAAAGAACGCGCAGCTGGCGAACTTGAAGTGCCGGATGGCGATGATCCTCGCTGGGACAACAATCCAGCATAATTGGCCTTGGTTAATGGATATTAAAGGATTCATAACTAACGTAGCCTCTGTCATTACAGCGACAGGCATCATACTTGGTGCAGCAGCTGGTGGGTATGCTATGTTAGATGAGGATTATCGAGTTGCAACTATTGGGTGGGTAACCGAGCGGTTTGGAGCGAATCAGGAATTCTTAGTATTGAATGTGGCTAAACGTAACATTAACTATTTAGAGAAACGTAAGTGCAGTGGTTATACATTGTCAAATGAAGATACTAAAACATTATTTAAGTCATATGAATTATATGAATTAGCTGAGGAACATCCTCATAGATATACAACTTTAACCCGCGAAGAGATTTGCGCTGATAGGATATAACAATGAAAACATTTAGCGACATACGAGAAGATCGCATTCCTGCCATGCTAGCTGAAAAAAATTGGAGTGAACAGTGGAACGAAGCAACTGTAATTAAGACTATAAATAGTATGAAGAAGATGAAAGTAAAAACTATGAACGAAATCATCGCCCGGAACCCTGGGCGCGCGGTAATTAAGACTACGGTGCTTTCAGCTAAGTATACTGGTGATGTTAGTCTTCTCGAAAAAGGTGCAATTGGTGTAGTCTTTCGTGCAGAGATTGACAGCGAAGGTGATAAGAATAATCCTGCTTACAAGGAAACTATGAACCTTACAATATCTTATAATTTTGATGAAAGAAGCCATTCATATCAATTGGTAGGCATGTAACAATGAAAAAATTTAACGAATTTGTAGCTGAGGCTAACTGGACTCCTAATCTTAATGATCCAGAAGTTATCATTTATGATAACGGTATGACTAATCGCATGATCATGGCTGGTATGATGAATGTGTCAACCGCGATGAGACAGTATGGTATTGACAAGGGGTACACTAAGGGTATAACATCGTTCTTTAAAATTGCTCAAGAAGATAGTGAGTCGAAAGTCGTAAAGGTAATACCTAAGTGGCGTAAAGAACGTATTAAAAGTGTGGCTGCTGAAGAAGGTGAGGCCGAAGGCGCTAAAGAGAAAAACCGCAAGATTGAGTTTCAGTTATACATGGGGCCAAAAACTAAACTAAAATATAAGTAACTGCCCTGCATAATTGCACAAAAATGTGCTATTGACATTAGATTATATATAAATAAAATATAGGAATAAAGAATATGAGTAATACTATTGATTTGGTTAATCAGCTAAAAGTTGGTAATAACGTTGACGCAGAGAAATCTTTTTCTAGCATCATCACAGATAAAGTTGATGCAGCGCTTGAAGCTAGAAAGATTCAAGTAGCATCACAGCTTGTTCAACGTAACTCACAGAGTGAAGAGGAATAAAAATGAAACTTATTGCCGAGTTTACAGATAGTAATTTAGAAGTCTTAACAGAGGCTAATAAGAATGGCGAGAAGAGCTATGTCATTGAAGGTGTCTTCATGCAAGCTGAAGCCAAGAATAGAAATGGACGTATTTACGAGCAGCCTGTCCTAGAGCAAGCTGTTGCTAAATATGTTACTGAACAGGTTAATACTGGTCGTGCTGTTGGTGAGTTGAATCATCCAGCAGGGCCAACGATTAACCTTGATAAAGTTTCACATAAAATCACTTCTTTGAAGTTTGAAGGTAGTGATGTTATAGGAAAGGCATCAATTCTTAAAACCCCTATGGGTCAGATCGTTTCTGGTCTACTCGAAGGTGGTGTTAAGTTAGGTGTTTCAAGTCGTGGTATGGGTAGTCTTGTACAGAAGAAGAGCGGAAACTATGTCGGTGAGGATTTTATCCTCTCAACTATTGACATCGTTCAGGATCCGAGTGCACATGATGCATTTGTAAACGGAATCATGGAAGGTGTTGATTGGGTATGGAATAACGGTATTCTGACAGCGCAGGAAATTGAAAACATTGAGACTGAAATTAAGCGTGCTCCGAAGAAGCGATTAGCTGAAACGGAGATTAAGGCGTTTGAAAATTTCCTCTCTAAACTTTAATTGTAATAGGAGAAAATTTCATGCATAAGGATGAAATAGTTGAAAACGTCGTAGAGACTGAAGAGACGTTGGAGCTTCTTGATGAGACCGAAACTGAAGTTGTTGCTGAAGAAGTAGAAACTGAAGTTGAAGTTATTGAAGAAGAATCTTCTGAAGCTGAAGTTGTGGCTGAAGAAGAGTCTGCTATTAAGGTTGAGGAAATTGATTATTCAGAAGATCTAGATGCACTTGCTGCTGATGAAGAACTCTCAGAAGAGTTCCGAACAAAAGCTAGCGCTATCTTTGAAGCAGCTACTACAGCTAAAATCGCTTCAGAAATTGATCGTCTGGAAGAGCAATATGCCGAAAATCTTGAAGCTGAAGTTTCAACCGTTGCCTCTGACCTGGCTGAGAAAGTAGATGCGTATCTTGCGTATGTAGTTGAACAGTGGGTTGAGGAAAACAAAGTTGCGATTGAGAACGGTCTTCGTACCGAAATCGCTGAGGACTTTATGACTGCACTGCAAGGTGTATTCAAAGAGAACTATATTGAGGTGCCTGAAAGTAAGGTTGATCTTGTCGACGAATTAGCTGACAAGGTTGTTGATCTGGAAGAATCTCTTAACAAGACTACTGAAGAAAATATTCGTTTGAGCGAAAGTGTTCGTGAAGCTACGCGCACTGAGATCGTACGGAAATTTTCTAAAGACCTAGCTGCTACTGATGCAGAGAAACTAGCTAAATTGGTTGAAGACGTTGATTACGTTAATGCTGAAACTTTCGAAATGAAGGTTTCTGTTATTGCTGAATCATACTTCGCTGAGGCTGCTGTTGAAACTGTTGAAGAAGAAGTCATTAGCGATGATGCCTCAACGATTGTTGAAGCAACTGGTTCAATGGCTGCTTACGCTGCTGCACTAAAACTATAACTTAACATTTTAAAAGGAAATATATTAAATGTTTGAATCAAATGATAAATTGGTACAAAAATGGGCTCCGGTCCTTGACCATTCTGACGCTCCTGCAATTACTAGCTCGCACAAGCGCGCTGTAACTGCACAGCTTCTGGAAAACTCAGAAATCGATTTCGCAAAGAACGAATCTGCGCAATCTTACAGCTTGAACGAAGCTGCTCCTACTAATAACATGTCGGATGCTGCTGGTATTAATACTTTCGATCCTGTTCTTATCTCTATGGTTCGTCGTGCTATGCCTAACCTTATTGCTTATGATATCGCTGGCGTTCAGCCAATGACTGGTCCTACAGGACTTATCTTCGCAATGCATGCT